GGGGCGCACGTTCGTCCTTCCGACGGGTCACGACCGGGTTCGTTTCGTATATGGCAATCCGCCATGCGCGCTGTGGGCGTCATCGAGCCACGGGCGCCATACGACGTGGGACCAGGATCCACGTCTGCAAATTCATCACGACGTGTTTGGGCTGCTTGCGGACATCGGGCCAGATGTGTTCGCGATTGAGTCCGTGCCTCCGTTCTTCACCAAAGGACGTTCGCATGTCGACTCGTTGATTGACCAGGCCAAGCAGCTCGGGTACTCGACCACGATAGTTAAGCACGATGCGCAGCACCATGACGTGGCGCAGGCGCGCAAGCGCGTGTTCCTCGTGTTCCACAATGTCGATATAGACTGGGAAATTCCCGAGTTCAACAAAGTGATGACCGTGCGCGCCGCGATCAAGCACCTCCAGAAAAAGCGGACGAAGGCCTACGATACGACGATGCCACCCGATCTGGCGCATCTCGCATCGAATGCGCGCGAGGGTGAGACCTTGCGTGCGGTGTTCGACCGGCTTTACCCTAACGCGCCGTTGAATGCACGTGGCCAGGTCGCTGGCCGCCCAAGCTTCCTCGACATCCGCTTCCCGTGGGACCGACCAGGGCCTATCGTCATCGGGGGCAAACCGATCCACCCGTCGGAGGCGCGCTACCTCGCGCAGGAGGAGTTGGCCGCGATCTGTTCCTTCCCGCCCGACTACAAATGGCCTGTCGATACGTTCGGCGAAATATCAAGCTTGATGTCGCGCGGCGTGATGCCGAAAGTTGGCGAGTGGCTTGCGGAGAACGTCGCCCGAGCAATCAACGATGGGAAGAAGCTGAATAGAGAAAGTTCGGAGATCCTCGACATCACATCGTCCGCATGGTCGTATGGCGAGCTCCAACCCGCCGCGGTCGCGCAAGTCTCGCGCGAAACGAGCGATACACCGGAAACCCGCGAAAATCTCGCTCGCGCGCCCCTCGCGCGAAACGCGCGAGTCCTCCTCACGGGTTCGACACCGATGCAGGTAGGATCCGATCGGACGCAGCTCAAGATCATCACCGCCGTCGTCGGGTGGCGCAACGCATTGACCGATATGGGATACGCCGTCGAACACCGGCCCGTAACGGTTGGCGAGGACCTCAGCGGCTACGCGCACGTCATCGCGATCTTGAACCAACCAAACTCACTCGCGTCGAGCTACGTCCATGGCGCGGTCTGGTGCCTCCACTCCCGTCCTGACACGATCATCGCGCTCGATGATTGGCAGGTCAAAGAGATCGTGTCGGGCGCGCAGACGTTCGCGCGTTCGCAGGAACGTATGACGCGGCTGCACGCGGCGCCCGCGGAGTATCGCGATATGCTCAGCGCGATGTATGACGCGATTGGCAATAAACCTTGGCCGTGGCGCGTCATCGCCCCGATCCTTGGCGCGGGCGATACGTCGCTGCTCGGCGTGCCAAGAGCGGAAGTGATCGGCATCGACCCGACCGCTTACGTGCCACGCTACCCGATGCCAGATAAGGTCATCCACCGTGAGAAACGCTGGGTCCAAGCCACGCTGCTAGCGAAACCATTGCCGCCGATCACGTGGCCGCTCGCTGAATATGGCCCGCAGGCACGCGCGAAAGGCGGGGGCGGAGGTGCTGGCGATAAGGCCAGCCCACGTCTGGTCGAGTCAGACCTGATGCGCGTCTATGCGTCGAGTTGGGGGATCATATCGCCTGCGCATCCACATGCGGGGTCCGGTTGGTGGCGCGTTCGCTACCTCATGGCGGTCGACGCGGGTGCGATCCTTTCTGGCGATATCCGTGAAGCCCGTGTACTAGGCAATGCTTATGCTGAGGCTAGCGATATGCGTCACGTTGAACGTATGACTCCGGCCCAACTAGCCGTGCTCGCCATACGCCAGCGTGCTTGCTTCGAGGACATCACGTGGTCTAAAGACCGAGTTAAAACCGCTCTGAAACAAGTGCTCAAAGGAGAACCACCCATGGTTAGACGTGTGATGCCCTCAGCGTCGACCCCAACCGTTCTACCAACCCTGTTACCACCGCGCACGCCGGGCGAAGGATCGGGCGCGTATATCCGACGCCTGCTGATGGCGGGCCATAACGACAGCAACGCTATTCTGGCAGCCGTGCACGCGCAATTTGAAGGGTCGAAAGCGGCGCAGTCGGACATCAACTGGAACAAAGGCAAGCTCAAGAAAGAAGGCTGGATACCGGGCGCGTCGCCACCACGCCCCACGCCTCCTGTCGTTCCTACGGTCGTCGCCACGCCCGTCGCGACGAAGCCGGCTCCTGCGCGCACTAATGGCGCCCTGCGCAGCGATGTCGCACGCCCTGACGAACGTCTCGCGAAGCTTGCCAACACACTCGACCCGAAGGTGGCAAATGCGCTGGCTGATATCATCGAATGGATGGTGGCACGCCATGTCTAACGAATATGACGATGTGCTCGCGTTCTTTCTGAAGTATCGTCAAATCGTATCGACTAAGCCGACGCACATCACGAAACGAAAGTTGACCGAACGCGCCAACTTCATGTTTGAAGAACTGCTTGAGTTTGCCGAGGCGTCCGGCTTAGGGTTCGATAAGCGGCTGATGCGCTTCAAACCGAGCGATGACAGCGACCAAGATCTCGCCGGTCAAGCGGACGCGCTGATCGACATGGTCTATGTCGCGATGGGCACGTCGATTATGCTGGGGCTGCCGTGGTCTAAACTCTGGGACGAAGTCCACGCGGCGAATATGAAGAAGAAAGCGGCGCCGACGCCAAGAATGCCGAACGGTGACGCGGTGAAACCACCTGGATGGACATCGCCCGACGCACGTGTTATACTCGAAGCCAACGGATATGAACCGAAAAAATACTACGACATGTTTGGCAATTTCTCAGATGACCGCTGTGTGGACGATAACACATGAAACGTCTCTTCATCTTCGAAGGCCCCGATGGGGTCGGCAAAACGACGCTCGCTGTCGCGTTGGCGAAGAAGCTTGACGCGCACTACGCACACCTCGGGCCATTTTCTACGATCACCGACGGGCGCGCGCTTGCGGATGAGTACTACAACGCGATGATGCCCGCAACGAACGGCGCACGCGATGTGGTGATGGATCGCTCCTGGATCAGTGAAGTCCCTTACGGCATCGCGTATCGTGGTGGCGTCAATCGCCTTATGCATCGCGCGAGCGAGCTCGAAAACTGCGCGAAACTTTACACCCATGCCGTCGTTCTACGTTGCAACGCACAATTTCGCGTCGTCCTACATGCCTTTCAAGCACGCAACAATACAGAATACCTCGACAATGAGGACCAACTCCGTGTAGTATGGAAATGGTATCGTGACGCGTTTCGCACCTCATTAGAGTGGAAGGACATATGGCCTCGTTCGTCATCCCTAAAAGAAGCTTTAACCCGCATTCTCGCATAACCACGAAGTGGACGTATGAGGAGCTCGTGCTGCTGCGCCAGATGGTCGAGGATGGCGCTCCGCTCAACACCATCACGCGCGCGCTTAAACGTTCGCGTGATGCGGTCGAAACGAAAATCTACCGCCTCAAGCTCAAACTCGTTTCCGCTAAGCCCGTTCGCCTCGAGCCGTTGCGCCTCGACCAATGCGCGTGGATAGACGGGCATCGCCCGAACTGGACACGTTGCCAAGAATGCGCGTGGAAACACAGCGCGTGGTGCTATACGCACTATAGACGGGTGTATGTTCGTCCTCAGTCACGATTGGTTTTAGCATGATCCACGCGCCATGGACGGCGGATAAGGCCTGGGTAAAAGCGTTCAACGATGTCATTACACAAGGCAACTACGCGACGCCGCGGAAGAAGCTGGTATCGGAGCTCCTTCACCAAACCCATAAGATAGATCTGCGCTTTCCGCTGATCACCCATGCAGGGCGCAAGTTGCATTATCGCGGTGCCGCCGCGGAGGCAATATGGATACTCGAAGGCAGCCATGACCTCGCAGATATCGAGCCGTTCTTTCCACGAATGCGAGAGTTCTCCGATGATGGTCTTACGCTCACCGGCGCCTATGGTCCGAAGATCGTAGCGCAGCTGGGATACGTTGTCGACACGATCTATGCGGATGCGGATACACGCCAAGCGACACTGACGTTGTGGACACCAAGCCCGGTATCGTCCAAAGACATCCCGTGCACCGTGGCGATGGACTTTAAGCTACGCGGCGGCAAGCTCAATATGTGCGTGTTCATGCGCTCCAGTGATATCTGGCTCGGCATGCCTTACGACATGTTCAGCTTTGCCTGCGTCGCTTACACGGTTATCGCGCGATTGCGTAAACACACGGATTTCAATGACATCGAGCCCGGGTTCCTTTGGATCACCGCCGCATCGAGCCATCTCTATGAAGACCGTTTAGGCGACATCATCGAAATGGGAGATGTCGACCCGTTGCCGATCCCCGATGATTTCTGGATGAGCGAAGAACTATTGCACGAACGTCTCACCGCCATGCGCGCGTCGCATAAGGGCGACCCGTGCCGGTGGTGGGAGTGAGAATACCATATGACGAGTGGGCGCTACGTATCGCTGAGGTCACGGCGTTACGTGGAACGTGTATGCGCCGCAAAGTAGGCGCGGTGATTGTCGATGCCGCAGGCGTCATCTTGTCGACTGGGTATAACGGCGTGCCGAGCAAGTTCCCCCACTGTGAGGACGTGCCATGTGGCGGGCAAGGCTTCGCCTCCGGTGAGGCGCTCGAGGCCTGCGACGCGATACACGCGGAAGTGAACGCCGTCGCCCATGCGTCGGATACGCGACGCCTCGACACGATCTATGTCACGACAGCGCCGTGCATATCGTGCACAAAGTTGTTGCTTGCCACGCCATGCAAGCGGATCGTATTCCGCAACAACTATGCAGCCTCGGGCGAGGACCTGTGGCGCCGTGCGGGGCGCGATTGGGTCTGCTACTAGGTGTAAAAAACCTTTACACGTGTTCGATAGCGAAATGTCCAGGAATACCCATATCGTCGCTAATTCGTTGGTATTACACGTGCGTCCGTTACGATTAGCGAGTGGCACGATTATCGCATATACTACGACGCGCGCATAAAGCGCGCTAAAGGGAGACACAATGCGAAATATTCTCTTTGCTGCAACGGCGCTGGGGGGTCTGGCACTTGCCGGTCCGGCCAGTGCGACGTTGCAGTTCGCCGCTGACTTCGGCGGCACGCAGTTCCTGTGCGTCGATAACGCCGCCTGTGACACCGATCTGTCCACTGGCAAAATCCAGATCGCCAACCAGACCATCGGTGGCGTCACGGTCAACACCTCGATCCAGACCTCGGTCGGCACGGCAGCCAATCCCAATGTGCAGGACATCCTAAACACCAGCAGCACGTCGCTGATCAACACGCTGGGCATTCCGGTTTCCGTCACCTTCACTGTCTCCGACACCGGCTTTGCTGGTCCGGTTTCGCAGTGGAACATTTCGGGTGCAGGAACCTGGGAAAACGCCACCGGGTCGGACGTGACGATGGATTGGTTTGCAGACGCGGCGAACCAGCAGGGCGCCGATCTGCCGGGCGACGCTCCCGGCACGCTGCTAGATGAGTTCAGCAAGACCGCGACCTCGATTGCTGACGGCTACAGCTTCAGCAACCAGGGTAACCTGCTCCTCACCAACCCGTTCTCGATGACATCCCAGGTCACCGGGTCGCTGGCGGCGGGTGGCTCGCTGCTTAACCGTGGACAGACTGAAATCTTCTCGCCGGTTCCTGAGCCCGCTTCGATGATGCTTCTGGGCGCTGGCCTTGTTGGTCTGGGAGCGGCTTATCGTCGTCGGCGTGCATGAAGAACTTCCTCGTCACTGGGGTCATCGCGATGGCGGCGTTCTCTGCCGTCTTCGCGCTTAGTCCCAATCCGGCCCACGCGATCTTGTCGCTGGGGCCGAATCCGACTACGGAAGGGTTGACTTACACGCTTGAGTCCGCAGCCACCGCCAACCCGCTGACTGAACAGTTCGCGCTCGTCATCCAGGGCGTGAACGTGCAGGGGACCGATACCCGTCTCGGGCGCACGGGCGTCAATGCCTTTGCCTTCAACCTGTCTAGCCAGAATCCGGATAGCCCATGGACCGGGACCGTGCTTGGGACGATCATCAACGGAACCCTGTCTCTGGGTACCAACGGCTACACCTTCCAGAACGGCGGGCTGAACAGCGGGGGTTGCGACGGTTCGGGCAACTTCTTCTGCTTCGGTCATACCGGGGCCTTCGGTGCGGCGATCACCGGCAGCACAGTCATCATTGGATTTGAAGCGACGTTGCTGCCGGGTGACTCATGGTCGAACTACACGACGGACCTCAAGATCGACTGGTCCGGCAACGTGAACAACTACTCGCTGGTATCGCTGCCGATCCCAGTCAATACGACGTGCCCCGACTGCGTGATCACTCCGTTTGTTGTAGACACACCGGAACCCGCCTCGTTGGCGTTGCTGGGCATCGGCCTCGTTGGGCTGGCCGCACTGCGTCGCCGTTGGGCATGATGATCGTGCTGGGCGTGATTACCGGCTTCGCGGCTGGCATCATCGCTACGGTTGCGATTGCGAGCCTTATGACCCTTCGTTATCGAGGACCATACCATCGGTGACGCTATGACGTTCTACATAGGACTGCTGATTGGTTTCGCGGTCGGCGTGGCGGCAGTGATCACCGCCGCGACGCTCTACTACCGCTGATGTGGACTATATTCTTCATCCTCATCGGTGGCGTCATCGTCGCCGGACTGACGTTCATATTTCGCATATGGCGTGGTGACTGGGACTGAAACAAAAAAGCCCCCGGTGCTTTCGCGCCGGGGGCTGAGTTTATACGTGCGAGATGTACCCTACATATTACGCGGCATGCGCCTCACCGTTTGGCTTTGCCATCACGGCTGGGTTTGGCATTTGTTGCGTCTGGTTCTGCGTCTGGCTTTCGGCTTGGCGCTGGATCTCCTGGATCAGCGCCGCGACCTGATTGAACGGGTGCGTCGCCAACAGGCTCAGCATCTGGTTGGCTTGGTCGAGGGTCAACTGTAGTGTGATAGTCTGAGTTGGCATTGGGCGAGTCCTTTAGTTTGGGAAACTGAATATACGGTGTGGGCATCAACGGTGGATCTACCACCGGCGGTATTGGCGGAGGTGTCGGGGCGTTATCCATATCGAGCGGTAGAACGTCGGGTAGGGTCGGGACGCCTATGTCATCCGGCTTCCACGCATAATCGATGAGCATCAACGGGTCGGGCGGCGGATTATCCTTCACCTTATCCGAATCCGTTGGTGGCGTTACTACCCCGGCTCGAGGCGTCGGCCCTGGTGTCTCTACTATCGCCACTGGTGGCGGCGGCGCCTCGAACTGCATCGCGTTCTCTGGCGTCGGCTCCTGCACCCCCTCACCTAAGCGGTGTTCAGGTTTGTCAGACATGCGCACCCCCCTCCTCTAAATCTATTACGCGCGCGGTCAGTTCTTTAACAGCGTTAATTAGGGCGGCGGTGATAGCACTGAACTGCAAAGTCAGGGTAGGGCCGTCGTAACGTGTGTCGCCCATCTCTACTTTCAACACCGCCTCCGGGATGATTTCCTCAATCTCCTGGGCGATGAGCCCTATTTCCGGGATCAACGGCTCGTCGTCAGACGATGGTAAACGCATGAACCGCACCGGGATCATTTGCAGGATTTCTCGTAGTCCATACTTCGATGGTTCAACATCGGTCTTGTTGCGACGGTCCGAGGTCTGGAAGAAGTTCCTGCCGCCGATCTGGCCGTTGGCGTTCCAGCAGTTATGCTGCCCGGTTCCTTCCTGCACCCACAGAGGAAGGCCGTTGACAATCCAGATCATGTTGTAGCTGCCATTGCCCCACTGTAGCTGGTGGTAGCTGTTCGGCCACATCTGGTAGATTGAACTGTCGCTGTTGCGGTAGATGCCGACGCCGGTGTCGCCGTTGCCGCCGACGAAGTGTCCGCCGCCGGCGTAGACCGGGCCGCCGAACACGCCGGTGCCGTTGACGATGCAGCCGGCATACCCGTACATGTTCCCGTGGGTGACGCCCGAGTTATAAGCATGGAAGTCACCGCTGCACGTAAGCTGCCCGGCGGTATACCAGTTGCCGTTGCACTGCCCTGACCCGTATTGGGTCAGGTAGCCATTGCCATCGAGCAGCATCTGTCCCCAGTTCGGATTGCCGGCGCCGTCGGCGCCGCCAAACCACAGCCCGCTGCCGTCGACCCACATCCCCTTGGCCATGACGTTGGGCCAGTGGCAGACGACCGACGGGCCGCCGCCCTGTGAAAGAACGCGCCCACCATTGGCATGGATGTAGCCATTCATGTTGAGGTTGCCGCTGCCGTCGCATGTCATGATCCACATGCTAGGGTTCGACCATACACGCATGCCGTTGGTGCTGTCCCAGGCATCATACCAACTGCCCGCCCATTGCCGGAAACGAAAGCGGCCATCCTGAAAATTGGCGAAGTCACCGATGTTGGCGAAGTAGGTCGTGCCACGGGTGAATAGGTTGCCGTTGACGGTGAGTGATCCCGTGATGGTGCCGCCGCCAATTGGCAAATAATTGCCGAGGTTAGCACTGACCCAACCTTGGCTCGCGAGGGCACCCCAGTAGCTGCCATCAATCCAGGAATGGAGATTAGCATTGTCCCAGCCGAAAGCATGGACGTGGCCGTAGTAATTGGTGTAGACGATGCCGTTACCGCCGACTGTCAGACCGTTGCCGATTATAGTTACCCATCCCGTAACGGATCCACCAGTGATCGGAAGGTATGGCAGCAGGCCGCCGCCTACGGTGGGCGAGCGGGCGAAGTTCACCACGCCAGTAGCGCGAGAAATGGTGAGCGGCGCGTCGATGTAAGGGTTGCCAGCTCCATCCCCCCAGCGGGAGATGGCGAAGTTGGAGCCGGCATTTCCACCGGTCTCGGCGGCACTATCGCCCAGCGCGACGGCCCAGCGCGCCAGGGCATTGGGAGCGGCAGAGGTAGCGCCTACAAGCTGCGCGACCTGACCGGCATTGCGCGTTATCTGAAACGTGGCGGGCTGTCCGGTCGGCGCGACGAGACCGATATAGGCCGCGCCCGTCGTGGGATTGACCGACAGGTTCCCAGTCAATGTGCCGCCGGTCAGCGGCAAATACCCAACGCCAATCGCCCCGAGCGCGACGTTACGAACTGCGGTCGTGAAACGAGATTGCAACGTTGTCATGCCCGCCGGCGTGCCGTCATCGAGTGCGTCCTGCGTACTCAGATCAGCAGTGAACTGACCAAGCATTGCAGTCATGACGCTCGATTGACGCCAAACTTTGTTGAGCTGTACTGACAGTGCCGTGCCGGTCGAGAACCCCAACAGTCGCGCGGTGAACCCACTGTCGGTATAAGCCGCCTGCGTCATTACGTTAGCGGCAGGATCGGCCGCGAAAGTTCTGAAGTCATTGATTGCCATGTGCGGCTGTTCCTACTTACGCGGTGAATACGATTATGCCCCACGCACTATGTTGATCTGATGGCAGCCCGCCCTCCCAGCCACCCAACGGGCCGTCCAAAACATGCGGCACGTCGAACGCAAAAACTGGTTGACCGCCCGCTATGGGGTTATCGATGAAGTCCATCCTCACACCGCTTGGTTTGATCGGAAAATCTTGCTCCAGCACGGCCAGTAATAAAGAGTCCATATCCGCAAGCGGTAGTAACACGTGCATCGACATTAAGCCAGGGCCCGTGTCGCCGAGATCTTGAATGGCAATACCAGGGAACACGGTGTTGAGCGCTATTGATATCGACGCGAGCGTGCCATCCCACTGATTGGCAAGGACCTGGAGCTTCAAGATTGAACGATATGTTTCATCATCAAGTGCGGTGATCGCATCCGTTGGCGTATATTGACCAAGCCAAAAGCCTTGGTCGAACCCGACACGTTGCGCGGGCAGGTCGAAGCTGAAGAATATTCCTGTGATGGGTGCTTGGACGTAACGAGTTCGTCCGACCCATTGACCAACTTGGTCAAGTTGTACACCAATCGCTGTGTCGATATCGAAGTCCGCACGTAATCTCTCCAGCATGTCCTGCGCGTCGGCCAACGGTTGCGTCAGCAACGCAACCGTGTTCATAAAACGCGGAAGCGTCGAATGGTAGTTTGGGACTAAAGCAAGGTAGTCGCCGATCTCCATATCAGGTAACCGTGATCACAACGTTTGCAACAGCGCACGTTGCCATCTGGTAGATTGTGATCGGGATGTTCGCCGTTGCGTATGTGCCGCCGACGGGTGTTGCCATTGTCATCGATGTGATATCGTAAGTATCGGATGGTTCTCCGCCTATAGGGGTATTGATGAGGTTCGCGGGTGTCCAGAGTTTCGAGTAGTAGACGATCACACCCGATCCGAGCCCGTTGATGTAGTCCGCAACGGCTTGAGAGATCGCCGCTCCAACAATCGTCGAATACCCTGGCTTAGCTTTCAATGTGATCTTGACACCAATCGCGACAGGCGTTGGGATGAAGAACCCAATGTCGTGAGGCAATCCGTAGAGATCGGTGACGCTTTGCCGCGTCGTGCCATAGGTGTAACACCCTGGCGTTTTTTTGAGAAGGATGACTTTAGCAATATCTATATTATTGCCACCCTGCACGACCATCGAGATCGAATGAGGGGGGATGCCAGTTGTAGGGTCTGTCGAATTGGTGTCGTTCTCGTACCCTTTAACCGCGATCACACCGTCTATAGAAAACACGGCGCCGACAATACCATCAAGCACGGTCATCGCTGGCAATGCGGTCGAATGCGTTTGGCGAACGCGCAGCAACGCATCGCTTTCCGTGGGCGATCCGGGCGTCGCGGCCTGGGTGTTCGTGACTGTCTGCCATCCCAACGTAACGGTCTTGATGCGGCTGATATCGCCAACGCCCGCGGATATCGCGCCAGGCGTCGCGCACGTGCCCGTAACGGTAATCGACCCACCCGGCGGGATGGTCACCGCAGCGGGAAGGTTCCATGAGTTGCTCGCTGGGTCCATCGCAACGCCGTTCAGGATCACCGTGCCCGCCGTACCCGTAATGTATAGCGGGGCGCTGCTGTTCGAAGGCACGTGGCGCGCGAGCCCGTTGATCTTGACCATGCTCGACAGCCCAACGCCTTGCGCCGTCGATGGACTGAAGTTGTTGTAGACGGCGACGCACGCCGCGTTGACATCCGATATCGCTAGTGCAAAAATTCCGATCAACTGGCCATCTTGTGTTGATGGGTCAACAACGATGTCAGTCCCGTAAATCGCTTGAAATTGTTCGATGAGGTATGCCTGCACCTCTTCGAACGTTGGCGCGTGGATGCCGGTGATGTCGACATACGCTGCAGTAGGAGACAGAGTGCCTGACATTAGTATATGCCCGCATCAATTGTGACGGCAAAATCTGTGATATCCGCACGGTATCCATTCATCAAGTCTGCAGGTATCATGGTGACAGTTGTGCCCGTTCCACCGAGGATGCCAACGAACGCGGCGAGCTCGCCAAACGGCGTTGGTTCCGGCGTTATTGTTGGCACTGCTGAAACAACACGCAGCTCAGGCGCTGGCTTATCAATAGGTGATAACACACGTAGCACCGCGACTGGCGGAGGTGGCGGCTCGCTAAGTGGAATAACAGTTTCACGATATGGTTCTACACGCATCGAGATACGTGGCGTCTCGCGTGGTGCCCGCACATATAGTCTCGGACGTGCGACTTCCGCGCGTGCGGAGCGCGTGACCTCCGGAGGCGTGCTATGTCGCCTAGCAATAGGTGAAACAACGTGCATCAGTATGTTTTTCCATCAAGGCCCGTGATCGTGAAGTTTGAGATATTCGCATGCGGGCTAGCCGAAACATCAGCGGGCACCATCGTAATCGGGGTCTCCCCACTTGTAACCCCGATCAACTTCGTTCTGAACGGCGATATATACACTGGTTGTTCATCCAGAGGAGGGACGGATCCGGGTAGGCGTGACACGCCGATCTGTGCGGGCCCATACTCAGTGGTCACTGTTATCGCCGCCGCCCACGTGCGTGTTTCAGGATCGTGACGAGAGGTGTATGCGTTCATCACAGTCACGTGCGGGGTCTCGCGAACACGTGATTGGACGACGAGATCGCGCGTCGAGACAGTCCGTTCTCCCAACACGTTGATTTGCCACGGCGTGCCTTCAAGACTGTCTTCAAACCATTGGCCCGTCCATAGCATCAGACGCGATACGATATGTTGCGCAACGCCTTCTGGCACGTTGTACCAGTAGTTGTATAGGCCACGGCCGAACGTGAAGTCGCCGGTCGCGGCATCCATGCGACGGATCCTCATTTCGTGCGGCCTAGGACCACGCGCGCGATAGCGCGGCGAACGCCCGCGCAGCCGGCGCACTGCCTATGAGGCGACCACCAGGCCGGCTTGCGTGGCACGGGCGAGACCGATACCTGGGGCTGCGCTGTCGTTACCGCGCGAGGCTGTCTGATCGGGATCAATGGGGTGGTCCTACACTGCCGCCTTGTGGATCCGAATGTGTATGCGTGCTGGATATATTCACGCCGTTGTTCGTGAATGTTCCCGTCGTAACGATAGCTGCCGCGTTGATCGTCAACGTGCCAGGCGTCTTCAACGTTATACCACCTGCTGATATCTCAACGAAACTATTGCCATCATCGCTGCGCAGCTGGACGTTTGTCGCGTGGACGTTCGGGATCACGTTCGGTTGCGAGCGCAGTCCGACGTGCACGACAGCGTCGTTGATATCGTGCATCCGCCAATCGCTGGGCTCTTGCGTCCCGCCATGTTGATGCCAGTTGTCGATAGATCGTTCTGAGAACACGATTAAACATTCGTCGCCTGCCTTGACTGGAAACGTAAGGGTGAAACCCCCGCCTGCAGGAAAGTGAACGGGCACGTCGGCAATCGTCGTAATGTTGAGCGGCTTACGGGTCCCGTCAAGCTGCGTGTTAAACCCTGTCAATGCCGGCTGGACGACCGCGGTCATCTTCTGCGGATTGAAGCTAACGATACGCCCGGGCATCGATGTGTGGATCTCAGCCTGCCGCCCGTCGAGGTGAGTCTGCATCGACTCGTAACGATCAACTGAGCGTTGACGGATCTCAAGCGGGCCGGGCTTCGTCTCACTCATGGCAGAACCCAATACAGATGTGAACCAATGCCTAGGTTGGTGAACGTCGGAGGCGCCATCGTATCGCCGTCACTTTCAACCCACAACTGGCCGACAAAATTGAGGTATTCGTATTGCGCGAGTAGGTTCGTCCCAGTCACAAGCGGGATGCCGCATACTAAAGGGGCATTGAGAGCATCACCGATATCAAGGACCCAGTCACCACCGTCGTGAGGCCCACCTTGCGCGCGAAACTGGAAGCACAGTGTATATGTCGTTCCGGTCAACGTGATCGTGAAACGTCGTGGCGAGGGCAATAGCGGAATTTCAAATATGTCTGCCATCACGAAGGACCCCCCGTGACTGGGTTCCACGGATTAGGATTGTTTGGCGCGACATAGTTCAATGTGCGCGACAGTGATGATTTGGGTTTAGGTATCGGTTGCTGTGCCGTTCCATTCGTCGTTGCGGCCGTGCGATTAGCTAATGGCTGGTTCGACATCGCGGGTTGCGTTGTCGACAACGTTTCGACACGGATGACTTCCTGGAAATGCACATCTAAGAATAGAGCATATTCAGTCGTGTGGTCGGTCTTCGTGCTGATGTCAACAATCAGCATATTTTTATAGGTTCGTTTGCCTGTCACGACATCTATCGTTTGATGCGCGCGCATCAATGTAACCACTTTCTCATAGATTTCTTTCACACGTGACTCTGTGAAAGATGACCATGCACTTTCAAGCCCGCCCGTAAGTCCACCCGACATTATGCCTTCAAACGTCGCACCAACAAGGTTCGCGTTTGTCCAACCGAGTCGCATAGTTAACGACATTGGGATGTCGTAAACATGGTCGGATATCGGTGAGCCCGTCGCAACCGGATGCTGAGTCACTTGCACTTTGTCGCTGTGCTGCTCTTCGATGACACAATCGGGGATGATATCCCCGATCTTGCGCGGATGACGTATCCATGCGGGAATGATCCCACTCGCTTGCAGTGCGGGACCACCAAGCGTAACGGCTGTAGAAAGAGCTGCTAGCGCTCCGCTCATCGGATCTTGCCTTCACTAAGGCGGACGTGCTGTTCGTTTACACGAGTCTGGTTGAACGCGACAGCCGACGCGGTTGCCTGCGCGTCGGGCCCTGCCGCGACGTTGATGACCGTATTGTTCTCAATCGAGAACGAACGCCCACCACCAGCGCCGCCTGACATCGATGCTGTAGCACCAGCAGTCTCACTGCCTAGAGCTGGAACTTGCAGACCACTGGCAACGCCAAGGACTTTACCACCATAGTCAGGATCCGTCGCATATCCAGTCGCCTGCAAGTTGCTCGCCTGGGTCGCTAACGATCCGCCCTGCTTCAACCTTCCATAACGTTGATTGCGGTTAATGAAATCAGCGTAGCCCTGGAAACTAGCTTCCATCGATCCGTAGCCCGCGAAGCTCTGCGCCATGCGAACGCGCTTTCCGTTGATGACCTCATCGGTCATAAACGTTCCACCTTGGCCTTTAATGCCAAAGTAGTTATTGTTTGGCGCGTGCTTACCCCAACCGCTTTCGATGCCCGCTTGCGCGAGGATGATGCGTGGATCTATCCCAGTCTCCTGGCCCGCTTTTACTGCCAGCGGCCAAGCTTTGGCGATGAACTCCGCTTTAGACTCCGACATGCCCGCCGTCGATGGCGCGCCCATAGACGTGCCGCCAGTGCCACCCGTGCCGCCTCCGCCACCTCTGCTGAAGTTGAGGTTATCATCCTCTCGCGTAACGTAGTTAGCAAGGAAGGCACCCGAAGCACTACCACTTGTAGCAGCACCGTAATTACCAGTAGGGACGCCTGGACCCGCGAATTGATTGGATGGCGCGTTACTCGCCTCTTGCCTTGGTTGCTCCGTGAACGGCGTGGTGGCACCACCAGGGATAATCTGCCCTGACTTCTTCTGCAACAGAATGCGGCTCATCTCCGCATCCGAAATGATCTTACCGTCAGGGCCGCGCCACGTTCGCCCTGTCAGTGAACTGCCAATCTGAGTATATCCTAAATCAGCCGCATCTTGTTCGTCCGATGCGACGGCGCCCATACCAACGCCGACCGCTCCAGCGAGCACACCAGCACCAAGCGCCGCACCACCTAAAGTCATTCCACTTAGTGTGCCAGCCATAAGAGAGGCCGCATTCGCCGCGAGGCCTACCGCCGCTCTGCCTAGTCCTCCGATGATAAAGCTAGGACCGAAATAAAGTGCGATAGCACCAAGCGTAACGAGAATATCGGTGAATATACCGTTAAGACCCGTTATGTCTTTGAACCATGCATCAAATTTCAGGCGAACTTCATCGAGTGGTTTAAGCATATCGCCAATCGAACTGGCAAGACCCTCGACGCCCGACCAGTTGATTGCACTGTCACCACCTTCTTTCCAGACCATATAGTCTTCGAGAAGCATCATCAACGCGCCGAGCGTCAAGATGAACCAGGCAAGTGGTGATTTCAGCAACCCAATGATCGCGGGCATCGACACCAGCAACTCGAGCATATGCTGCAAAGCCACCGGCAGTTCAGTGAAGGCCTTTATCGCATAACCGACTGTCTGGACAACGCCGTTTATGACCGCGATGAACTTACCAAGCCACGTCGCAGCCGCTTCCAGCCAGACCTGTATCAAATCCTTGTTAGTCAGCAGCCAATCATTAAACCGTTCCAGTTGAGGTAATATCTTATCGAACAGCGACGATGCGAACCTTTCCTTCATCGTATCGAAGATCGTTCCCATCTTGCGGAACTGATCCATCACCGCGTTCGACTTAGTCGCCCACTCCTGTTGGCGCTGTGTAAGTTCCTCCTGGGTCTTCGCGCCCCAGATCATACGTTGGATGAAACCAATTTCGTTTTGCTTCTGCTGCCACTTACCCGACTGCATCCCAATCATGGTCTGCTCGTCGAGCCCCATCATCTGCGCGCGTCGCAGATTGATCGCGTATTCGAGTGAGTCTGGTGACGCTGCGTTGTTTCGGAAGTACGACGCAAGCTGCGTCAACCGTCCCGCCGTGTCCGTCGCGGTAACGCCAAGCGAACGAAGATAGCCCGATGCGGCGGGCCCCATCGTGCGTGTCCAGGACCCGAACTTCTCAATGTTGCCGAGCGCCTGCTCAGACGATTGCCCCAGTCCGGCCATCGCGTATTGCGCGGACTTGATGTCCGTTACGCTAGAGCCGATACGCTGCGACATCCAATAGAATTTCTCGCCAGTTTCCGCGAAGACGTGCGTCATCGCGAGAACGGCTGCGGCTAAAGCCGCGATCTCACCTGCAACTCCACCAATCGAGGTGGAGAACTTCTTCAACATCGATATCGCATTGGTCTGCGATGTCGCATCGACGTTGTAGCGAACGTTGACGAGGAACTCTTGGAGGGTTGAGCTCATCGATCAGACACTCGGCCGAATGCCGACTTGCAGCTTACTCGGGTCGTAAGGCTCGGACGTGATATCTGAGTACCACGGGTTGCCGCGGTTTTCGCCCCAATGTCGGACTCTGGTCACGAGGTAGTAACCATCCGCCTTGATCGAATGCGCGCTGGCACTAAGAGCCCAGTTGGTGTCAACGAATTGTTCAGTGTTCACGTCCTTAAATTGGGTGATGTCTTTCTGATTGACCTTAATCTGCCCGCCGGGAATGATCGACGGATTAAGCAGGCTGCGAATGCTGATACCACCACCAAGCTCCTGCGCCGGGATGTCGATCAATCCAGTCTTCGAGTTCAGGATGGGAACCGTATCGTTCTGAAATTTCAACGACTCGCCCTCCGCTAGTACATGGAGCTTTTGGTTTGAGTCGATGAATACACGCCCATTGACCGTCGCGGCGAGGTCGCGCAAGATCGCCGATACCATACCATAAAGCGCGCGCCCACGCGGAGACTGGACATCTTTAAGCGTTTCGTTGATCTGCCCCACGTCGACTTTCGCCGCATCGGCCAAGGCTTTGACAATGTCCTCTTTGGTATGGCCAGCGGGTAACCACGTATTGATGAAAGCCGCGGATAGGGGTTGATCGTTCTGCACGGCGGTAATGTCAACGAAGGTATCCGTCGCGTTGCGTCGCCCGTAACGGTAGTAGGCGATGGGTCCACCAAACACTTTACCGTATTGAGTTGAGTTCTTATACCCAGCATCAAGCGACAAGAATGTCAGCTCGTGTTCCATGCGGGAAATGACATCGTCCCCGAGATTATGAACCGTGATCTTCGCAGGCCACGGCGTCAGATATTGACCCTGTTCAACGGAGAAAGAGAAAGCTAATTGAGACAGGTCCAACGCCGTGCCACCAGCCGCAGTGCCTATCGACAACTTCCAGTCCCGCAACCATAGCATTGAACCTTTTTCTTCGGGGTTCTCGGGCCGCTTAAACTCTGACTGAATAGGGTGGTCGGTGACCGTCACTTCTTGCAGTGGAGGCAGTGAACCAATCCCACCACTGCCACCAGAACCACCATCGGCTTTTCCGCTCATCGCCTCGCCTCCTGCGCTTCGCGGTAGCGCCGCTCGTTATCGGCTTGCACGGTCAACGCCTCGTTCGCCCACGCGACGTGTTCGAGATCGACACGACCATCCAGTAGGCTTTCGAGACGCATCATGCCAGCGAGAACTGGGCGCATCAAATAGTCCTCGCCGTCCGGCAGACTTACAAAGGCGACGCCAACCCCGGGCGGAGTGCCGTAGCGCTGATTGGCTGTCCGGAGCCGGTATCGAAAAAACTTCCGAGGTTCTCCTGGATCACGTTCCAGCAAATCGTCATCAACGCGCCGAGATCGTAATCATTATATTGCTCACGACCACTGCCAACGTTCCACATCGGAGGGCCCCAGGTCGTCGAGCCATTTGCGCCTTCACGCCGGCGTGTGACTGAGAAGCACTTGTTCACAATCGTATTGACTTCGCTTTCCTCCATCTTAGCGAAGGCTTCGAAGAACGGGATCATGAACGCCAGCTGGCGCGCTTGGGGCGAGGTTTCATCCTTGTCCGCCGCGGCCATTTGCACCATTGGCGTCAGCAACGGGCCGAGCCCGCGCAACAGGTGCAGTTGCTCACGGGCATTCATCTTATCTACTCTGTAGGTGTGCCCGCCAACCTCAAACTCAGCCATAACTCCTCCGAAAATTATTGTTTACATTTGGTAGGGTGGGGCGTATCATACGATATGAAAAACATATCGAAACTACTCATCACCAGTGGCCTGCTGCTAACCGCGTGCGAAGCGCCGACCTTTAGCCATCCGAAGTACGCGGCGGATTTCTACCCGACCTGGGCAACGAACACGCCATGCAAACCCGATGGTGGCATGAGTGGTCATATCCCTGATGATGCAGAACGGAAACTACCGCAGTGCAACCCTACACCGGAGCACGTCGCTGAGACAAAAGCGCGATGGGCACGCGATGATGCACGACTGCAGCGGTCTTTGAACTGGTCGCACGCCAGCCAAGAAGCCATGGGCGTCGTTCAGTCTAGCGCGATTGTCAACGGTGAGCTAGTCCGTTGCGCGACGTTCACGATTGATAACGTCACGCGCG